TTTAGAAGATGGAATACAATTCCTTGCCCCTGTTGAACTTAAAGGGTTGGTTCAAGTTATGGCACCAACAAATAAAAATTTGGGTAACTCTAAAATTGAACAACAAGAACCTGGTAACATGAAATTCAGTATCTATCAAAAAACCTTGGATGATATGGGTGTTGAAATATTCATGGGCGATTACCTTGGATATTATGAAAGTGAAGATAGAGTTAGATATTATGTGGTGAGTGATGATGGATTTGTAAAATCAGATAATAAACACACTTATGGTGGTTATAAACCTTTTTACAGAACGGTTGTAGCTACTTGGGTAAGTGAAAATGAATTTAGAGGAATATAATATGCCTTTACCTAAACAAGTTATACCAACACTGCCTTTAGTTCCAAAAAAGACTTTATCGGAAAGAAGGGAACAGTTATTGGAATATATCAAAAAGGATGGTACTTACTTACCGAAATCTGTATTACATGCAGATTTGGATAGGGGTATGCTTGATTTTGTTAAGGGGGATTTAGAAGTTGTAACCGCTGGTAAGACCGTACCAATGATTGATATAATTCTAACAACACAAAACTGGTCACAATATGTAGAATCAGCGACTTTCGTTAACTTAGATTATAACGTTGAACCTCCTTTCATTACTGTGGTTAGACAACCTGAAGTGAAATATGGGACTAATCCATCATTACAGTATACAATACCGAACAGAAAACAATTCTATTATGCGTCAGTTCCAACTTGGAATGGTAATGAACAAGGGATGGATATATATACAATTCCACAACCAGTCCCTGTCGATATCAACTATAGTGTAAAAATTGTTTGTAACAGAATGAGGGAGTTGAATCAACTTAATAAAATTGTACTTCAGAAATTCTCCTCGAGACAAGCCTACACCTTTATTAAGGGTCAGTATGTTCCAATTATTATGAATAATATTTCTGACGAGTCTCAAATGACTATGGATGCTAGAAAATATTATATTCAAAGTTACGACTTCACAATGTTGGGATACCTTATTGACGAGGAGGAGTTTCAAGTTAAGCCCGCAATTGCAAGGGTTGCACAAGTTGTGGAGGTTGATACTTCTACGTTTAAATTGAAAAGAAAAAAATATCCAGAAAATCCCTCTGAGTTTTTATCTAACTTCCTTTATGTTTCAGGGGTTACAAGTTTATCTGAAAGGATAGATTTTACTGCAGATATGACTTGGGTGGGTTCAGAAAATATTTCTAATTTCGATGTCTTTATAAATGGAGATTATTTTGGTTCAAATGTTAACAAAATTCAAATTACTACAAATGATTTGTTAACCATTACTGTTACTAAAAACGACAATACTCAAGAAGGGTCGATTAAGTTCGATTCCAATTTAGTTTAATTTTCACCATACACATCTTTCTTCTCTTTACACTTTTCTATTATGAGATTTTCAAGAAACTTGTAAATTTTTATCCCCCTTTTATCACAGTATTTTTTCAACATTTCGTGAGACTCAGGTGATATCTTTATGTTCTTTATTTCTTTCTTTATTTTCATAGGCAGAAAAAAGGCAGAATTTATTCTTCCTGTTTACAAATAGATATCTAAAAGTCAAGTTTTTTCATTCAGATATGAATATTTATCAATAAAATAAATCTGCAAAGAACAATTTTATAATGGCAACACAAGTAAATCAAAAAGTATATGTATCACCTGGAGTTTATACCTCTGAGACAGATTTGTCCTTCGTGGCACAAAGTGTCGGTGTAACTACATTAGGTTTGGTTGGTGAGACAATTAAGGGTCCAGCATTCGAACCAATTTTCATCACGAATTATGACGAGTTTCAAGCCTATTTCGGCGGAACTGAACCGACAAAATTTGTGAACACACAAATCCCAAAGTATGAGGCGGCTTATATAGCTAAATCATATCTTCAACAATCAAACCAATTATTCGTAACAAGAATTCTTGGATTGTCTGGTTATGATGCGGGTCCTTCATGGAGTATCAAGGTCAAGGCAAATGTTGACCCAACTACAATTGGATTCAACCCAATTACTCCATCTCCATGGTCTGTGAATTTCACATTCAACTCATCAGCTAACACAATTTCGTTCGGAAGTGCTTTCCCAACTCCTATACAGAGTAACCTTACAGAACAATATAGAATGTTCGACGGAAGTACTTCAAACATTCAGGCAGATATTATTAGTTTCATTAATAACATTATTGGAACAAATTCAATTTCAGGTAACACGGCTAATGTTTATGGTGCTATTCCTGAAGGAGATTTTTACGCATTATATGCTTCTTACCCTAATCTTAGTAACGTTTATGATGTAAACAGTATGAACGTTGCGGGTAATGACTTGACTGATTCTGATAACGATGCTTGGTACTACGCTAACTTTGATAACTACAGTGATAACAATTACTCAGGTTATTCAATGGATTATGCGGTTACAACTATCGCTTCAGGAGCGAGTTCAATTTATACAGGTACACTTTCAGGTAATGTTTATACATGGTCAGGAACTGCTTTCTCAGAATATAATAACATGGTGGTTGCGACTCTTCGTTCAAGAGGTATTTCTCTTTTCGAAAACAGTGCAACAAGTAATGCACACGGACCGATTTATGAGGTTAACTCAGGTGGAACAGTTTCAGGATTAAGTGCACTTACAATGGTTTGTAGTGGACAATATTCAGGTGTAACTAAAAACCCTTATGAGACTTTCTTACTTTCAGGTATCACAAAAGATAATGATACTTTCAGTTTTGAAGTTTCAATGTCTGCAGGTTCATCTAAATTTATCACTAAGGTTTTAGGTTTTGATAACTTCGGAAAATCAAGACAAGAGGTTCCTGTTTTTGTTGAAGAGGTTTATCCTTCTTCATTAGCTTACGCTTACAATCAAAGTTACATTCGTGGTTTGGATTGTGAGTTAATTGGATTACCAGGTGCAAGAACTGAAGATTCGAGTTCAATCGCTTACAACTTGGAAAAGTATCAATCTCCTATGACTCCATTCTTGGTTTCAGAATTAAGAGGTAATAAGGTTTACAAATTATTCAGATTTATTTCAATCTCTGATGGTGACGCGGCTAACGTAGAGGTTAAGGTTTCAATTGCAAACCTTTCATTCAACAACATGACTTTTGATGTTCTAGTTAGAAACTTCTTCGATACAGATGCTAATCCAATTGTAATTGAGAAATTCACCAATTGTAATATGGACCCTAACTCAAACAACTTTGTTGCAAAGAAAATTGGTTCTTCAAATGGTGAGTACGCTTTGATTTCAAAATATATCATGGTTGAAATGTCGGACGAAGCTCCGATAGATGCATTACCTTGTGGATTCTATGGTTATACACAAAGAGAGTATGGTTCAGTATTGAATCCATCTCCTGTACCTCAATTCAAAGTAAAATATAACTTCCCTGGAGAAACAATCGCAAATCCTCCGTTCGGTACACCAAATGGAGATAATACGGTTGAGTCAAGTGGTGACGTAGTTAGAAGAACTTACTTAGGTTTCTCAACTGTAATAGGTGTTGACGAATCTTTGTTAACTTATAAAGGAAAACAAAATCCAAATAATTGGATTATTTCTCCAACCCCAATTGAAGGTGCATCATGGAACTACTTAAGTAAAGGTTTCCATATGGACTCAGGTGCAACTGTTGTAACTATTGCTAACTCATATCAAACAAGTGGTACACCAGCATTTGAATGTGGTGTGGCTGATTTTAGATTTGACCCTGAAACTCAAGAAAACCCTTACTACTTTATATATTCAAGAAAATATACAGTATGTTTTGCTGGTGGTTTTGATGGATGGGACATCTATAGAGAATATAGAACAAACGCTGATAGATTCCAACTTGGAGCATCAGGTTACTTAGCAGGTGCTTCGGTATCTCAAAGATACCCAACCGCTACAGGTGAAGGTTTATTCAAGAGAATAGTTGTAGAAAACAACACTCAGGATTTTGCAAATACTGACTACTACGCTTATCTTCTTGGTATTCTTTCATTCAGAAATCCTGAAGCAACAAACATCAACGTGTTTGCAACTTCATGTATAGATTATGTTAATAACTCAAACTTAGTTGAGGAAGCTATTGATATGGTTCAATTCCAAAGAGCTGATTCGGTTTATATTGCAACAACACCTGACTATCAGATGTTTACACCAGATGGAACAAATTCATTAGACATTATCTACCCTCAAGAAGCGGTTGATAATTTGGATAATACAGGAATTGATTCGAACTATACAGCAACTTATTACCCATGGATACTTGTGAGAGATACTGTTAACAATACACAAATCTACCTACCACCAACAGGTGAAGTTTGTAGAAACTTGGCTTTAACAGATAACATTTCATTCCCATGGTTCGCATCGGCGGGTTACACAAGAGGTCTTGTTAATTCAATCAAGGCGAGAGTTAAGTTGACTCAAGAAGATAGAGACACACTTTATCAAGGTAGAATCAACCCAATCGCAACTTTCGCAGACGTAGGAACTGTAATTTGGGGTAACAAAACACTTCAAGTATCAGACACGGCACTTAACAGATTAAATGTTAGAAGATTGTTGTTACAAGCTCGTAAGTTAATTTCAGCAGTAGCGGTTAGATTGTTGTTCGAACAAAACGACCAAGTAGTTAGACAACAATTCCTTGATAGTGTAAACCCAATCCTTGATTCAATCAGAAGAGATAGAGGTCTTTACGATTTCCGTGTGACTGTATCTTCTTCACCTGAAGATTTGGATAGAAATACATTAACAGGTAAAATTTACCTTAAACCAACGAAGGCGTTAGAATTCATAGATATTGAATTCTTCATCACACCAACAGGTGCTTCGTTTGAAAATATCTAATTAAAACGGGGGGACCAGTTCCCCCCATTTTTTAGCCAAAGAGAATGAAAAAAGAATTCACAGAAGGGTTCAAAGATGAGAAAACCCCAGACTTAAAATATTACGCTTTTGACTGGGATGATAACATTGTGCATATGCCAACTAAAATTGTTCTCAAAGATGATAAAGGTAAAGAGGTAGGAATGTCTACTGAAGACTTTGCTGAGTATAGACACGAGGTAGGAAAAAAAGATTTCGACTATAAAGGTCACAAAATTGTTGGATATGCAGAAAATCCTTTTAGAAACTTCAGAACTGAAGGGGATAAAGATTTTTTAATTGATGCGATGAAAGCCAAAGTTGGTCCAGCTTTTGATGATTTTAAAGAAGCGATAAATAACGGTTCAATTTTTTCTATCATCACTGCACGTGGTCATAATCCTGAAACATTAAAACAAGCGGTGTACAATTATATTGCGAATGACTTCGAAGGTATCTCGAAAGACCAACTATTAAAGAATCTAAAAAAATACAGGTCTTTTGTGGGTGAAGAAGAAATGTCGGACAAAGAATTAATCGACACTTATTTAGCTTTGAACAAATACCACCCCGTTTCTTTTGGAGACGAAAGTGGGGCAACAAACCCCGAGGAGGCGAAGGTCAAAGCTATGAACGATTTTGTGGACTATATTAAAGGTATGGCTGCAATTTTAAATAAAAGA